CGGGTTGGTTATTTTCAGCACAGACATACTGCCTTTCTTTTTAGATTCAGATTCCCACATTTCAGGTTTAACAATCAAAAAATCAAACGACAAGCTGCTGCTTTGTGTCTTCACTGCAACAATAGAGGTGCTTAAAGAAAGGCTGCTTGATGGAAACCGAACGAACATATGTTCTTCAGCAGACTCGACTGCGCGTACTGTAAATTGATTCTGCTCTCCGCCGCGAATGCTAACTACGTCTGTGTCACTGTCGCTTTGTTCAAAAGCTGCGCTGTATCCTTGTTCTAGCATAAAAGCCATAAAAGCGTAAACGGCGGAGTCCTGCCGTTGCGCAGCCACTTTTTTTATTTCTATTTCCCCGTGCTCTGTTCCCATCATCAGCCAAAGGTAATCAACCTTCAGCAGCTTCGCTAACTTTCGAGCAGTTGGGCTTTTTGGCTTACTCTCTCCGTAAAACCATTTTCTGACAGCTTCTTGGCTAACCCCAAGATTTTGCGCCAAAAAAGTTTGTTGCCCTCTGTTAAAAGGGGGGATGTCTGGGTTGTCCAAACACGCTTTCGCAAATCTATCTTTAAATTCTTTCAAAACGCTACCCAAGGCAAAATATCCAATCAGGAATGTATCATAGTATTAAAGAGATTTGTCAACTTTTTGTTGTCTTTGTTTCATTAAATGTACAACTTTGAACAAAGCGTTCTGCTCTGTTTCTTTACTTTCTAAAACGTTTTTCACCATCCAATCTGCGCCCGTGTCCGCCAGTATGTGAACGACACGAACTGGTTTCTTTTGACCTTGCCGGTGCAAACGCGCATTGAACTGCTGGTAGAGTTCCAACGACCACGAAAGCCCGAACCATACAACCAGTGACCCACCTTGCTGTAAGTTCAAGCCATGCCCAGCACTCGCGGGGTGCGCAAGCATCAACGGAACGCCACCTTGGTTCCATTTGTCGATCAACCGATTGTCTTTCCCTAACACTTTTGCGCCTTTAATAGCTTTGCAGATCCTTTCAGCGTCAGCTTTGAAGTTATAAGCCACCAGCACAGGTTCATTTGAGGCTTCTACAATTTCTTTCAACGCTTCAATTTTTGCGTCATGCAAAACGGTGTATCCGTCCTCGATGTAAACAGAACCGGATGAAACTTGCAGTAGTTTGTTTACTTTTACCGCAGCGTTACTCGCCAAAACCTCACCGTCATCAAGATCTATCAAGAAATCTTTTTCCATTTGTTGGTAAGCCTTTTTTGCTTTGGGCGGTAACTGCACAACTACGTTGCTGTCAATGCGGTCTGGCAACTCCAAGTAATCTTTTGCCGCCATTCGCAGAACTAAGTCAGCAACTCGACGCTGCAAAACTTCTTTCATGTCTGCGCGTACTTGGTACTGGCTCCACTGCGGGTTGCCGACCTGTTTGCAAAAAGTGTCAATAAATTTGCCACGGGTGTCGCCTAACCTTTTGCCACCGTCAAGAAGATAAATCTGAGGCCACAACTCCATTAAGGTGTTGGGTGACGGCGTTCCGGTTAACTGCACCATCCGTTTGATCTTGCCCGTCTTCACCACCTGACGCAGCGCCTTCCACCTCTGGCTGCTGTGACTTTTGAAGCTGCTGGACTCGTCTATTACTACGCTGTCGTAGTGCCAATTGCGCCCTAAATTTTCTACGAGCCAAGGTAGGTTCTCCCTGTTGATGATGTGGATGTTTGACGAAGAGTGCATCGCCTCTTCTCTTTCGGTAGGACTCAACCCCGCCAGCGCAGAAAACCGTAAGGCTTTAAGGTGCGACCAGTTTTGAATCTCTTGAGGCCAAGTGTGTTGCGCCACGCGCAATGGCGCGATAATGAGAACTTTTTTCACCTCTTTGGTCGCAATCAAATCGACTAATGCGGTCAAGGTGCTAACAGTCTTGCCCAACCCCATATCCACCCAAAGGGCGCACGCTCGATTGTCTTTTATAAACTGGGCTGCGCGTAGCTGATATTGATGCAAGTCGCTGTGATCTAAAATAGTAATTTTCCTTGAGCTACGTTATCTACGACATAAACGTGAAAGCCATGTGCTTTTAACCGTTTATGAATAGCGTGTTGGTATACAGTGGGTTTTTTGCCTGGGGCTTTGAACTCGATCATCAAACATTCACTATCACGGAAATAGATCATGTCTGGCACACCCCGCTGGCTGGGGGAGGTCCATTTGAAGGCCAGCCAGCCTCGCTCTCTGGCGTAGCTGTTGACAGTCCGCTCAACGCTGGACTCTCTCACTTCCGGTATCTCTCCGACTCATAGCCCTCAACGTCCACGGGTAAACCTTTGGCCCACGAAGGCAGCTTGCACATTAAGGAGTTAAATTCGTCTAACGATCCAAAATCTTTGGGTACGTCCGCGACAATTTCGTCATGGACAGTCAAAACCACGGGGTATCCAGCGTTCTCTATGTTCAACACTGACTGAGCTAACAGATCTCTAGCGACAGCCTGTGTGATAGACTGCACAAGCGAACCGCCGTAGCTGTCTATCTGGCCCCAGCGGTGGGTGTGATTGTTGATGCCTTCGTAAATTAGCTTTTCACCGTATGCACCGTCAGTCAGTGAGGCTCTGGGGAATGAAAGTATTCGTTTCGATGGCAGCTTGAAGAGAAGGTCACGTTCAACAAGTTTGAACGATCCGCAACGGGTATCTTGCTCAGTCCCATAACGCACAGCGTTCATTGCTGCGCGTTCAACTTCGTTCCATAACTTTGCTATCGGCTTGTTGGCTGCACGCCATTCGTCTCTGATCTTGATAGCGGTGGGTTCATCAACATTAGTGCCGTAGTTCTCTGACATTTTCTGGAAGGCGCGAACTCCACCCTGATAGGCGAGTGCTAAGCTTGCTACTTTTCCTCGAAATCGTTGATCCTTGTCCACATCGTCGTAGTCGCAACCCTCCATCGCCGCCGCAGTAACTTTGTACAGATCAAGCCCATCACGGAATGACTGCAACACCGTGTCATGCCCTGAAAGCCAAGCAATGACACGCGCTTCGATGGCGCTGTAGTCGCTGACGATTAGCCTGTTACCTTCGCTGGCGATAAGCATTCCCCGCAGACAACTGGAAAGTGCCTCCATCGGTTCGCATGGAAAGAGTGACGGATCTCTGTGTTTGAATAGTTCGATGACTGCGTCAACGTCATCAACTGTTGGGCGCGGTAAGTTTTGAGGTTGGAAGTGACGGCCCGTCCACCGCCCCGTGGCAGCGCCGCAGTAAATCATGCTGCCATGTGCTCTGCCATCGCGCCCCAAACAAGACAACATAGCTTGATACTTCTTCGTGCTACTGCGCGACAGCGCCTGTCTGATTTGCAGGAATCGCTCAACTTTTGGTGGGCAAACACCTTCTAATGCACAAACAACGGCAGCTTTGTCGTAGCTGTCCATCGACACGCCTTGGCGATTGATCCAATCCAGAGCCTTGGCACGGCTGCTGGTTGATGACATCTCGCCATTTGTTAGCTCAAACACTTCGGCGTTTAACTTTTTCTCTACGTCCGCGATGATCGCCAACGCATGTTCAATGTTCTCTTTATCTAAGCGCACGCCTCTCCAGTTAATCTTCTGGTCAAGCTCCCATATTTGGCGCTCAGTCCCGCGCAGATCGCGCAGGCGTTTTCGTATTTCGCTCTCTGCAACAACGTCCTGTTCACAGTAGTCGTACATTTCCTTCAGCAGTTCTGGATCTCTATTTCGCACGCTTGGCCCTTACTTTTTGTGGTTTACACAACCGCTGGATTAGCAGCTTGCCGCGCTTATCTTTAGCTTGGTCACCTTCCAGCCCCAAAAACGCGCCACAATTACCCAGCGCACGGGGATAAGCCTGTACAGAGCTAAGGGCTGCGGTGTCATTCCACTGCCCAAAGGGGATGCGAGGCCAATCCAAAACTAAATTCCAAATACACATCTCAAAGAAACTGTTCCATGCCCAAATCTGAGCGCCTTTCTCTATGTAATTAAAAAGCTGGATGGGAAGCGGATCTCCCCAAAGCCAAAGCTCTGGGGGTTCCTCGTTGACGCGCCACGCCAAGCAGATCACTTCCGTGCTCGGATGATCTGCGTAGGCGTAAGCGCCAGCGGAGCGAATGTCAGACTCGCTGTAAGTCTCAAAGTCGATTGAGATGATCACTCGAAAAACGAGTCCTCTGCTTCTGCAACGACATCCGCAGCGGCTTCGTCCCCTATGTCATCCAACAGGTTGGCTTTGCTACCGCCACCACCACCAAACCGATCACCTTCTTTAACAAACTGAATCAAGTCCAGATTAGCGTTTACTCGCTTACCGTACTGGTTGTCCTGCACCCACAAACCTATGACCGCGTTGACGTAGCAACCGGAGTAGGGCTTGTCATCCAACTCCACTAACTCCATTTTGTCGCGATCAATAATTTCTGGTTTTCTGACAGTGCTTGCGCTCAGAAACATCTGGCCTTCGTAACCTTCATAGGATTTTTCTTCGCCATCGCCCAAGCACCGCTTGATGCCCTTGGGCGGTTTGCCGTTAAAAAAGTCCAAGGCCATTTCTGACATTTTCTTTTCTAACGCTTTAATTTGATCACCCTGCGTCTCTTTATCTAATAAAAAGTTGCAAGAGTATTTTAGCGGTGAGCCTGGGTTAAACGCTTTTGGTTGCCAAATGTCTGCAAATGACAAACGCACGTTTTTCAAAACTACTGTCTTATCCATTTCTATTACCTATTTAGTCCAATTTATCTAGCAGATCTGCCGGTTTACTTAATGCCTGTCTCTTATCTGATACAGGAACCAGTGTCGGTTTTCCCGCTGGTTTGACGATGATCGAATTTACGTCATCGCATTTCGCTCCAAGCAAGCCAATGGCTTGGGTTGGCGAAATTGGTTTAGCCGAATACACAGGCTCATTCGTTAGTCGCTGCATCACTCGGATAGCTTCTTGATCGTCCGACCAGCGTCTGTTTGTTCGTGATTCGACAAGCTTGTAGCCAGCGATCTCTTGACCGTCCCGCGCCAGTTCAGATGCGTGGGCCGCAACTTTGTCGCACCAAGATTTTATTAGTCCAAGCTCTGGCAGCAGCTTTGAGATTTCTTCAACGGTTAATGTTTCAGGCGTAGGCGGTGTGACCGGCTCATCGATGGCGGCTTCAAGCAGCTCCATGTTGTGGTTTGCTATCGCTCTGCACGTTGGTGCGGCTTTGCAGAAGCGGCATTGGCTCTCGCCAACCTTGAATTCGGGGTTGTCGCCTAAAGCGGCGGTGGCGGCGGGTTGTAGCACATCCTTCGCCCACTTCAGTAGCTCTGTGACGCGCATCGTGTGAGTATCTTTATGGTGGATGCGGGGTTGCACAATCGTCATATTTACAATGTCGATCTGAGCGTCGAAACCAAACGCGCGTATTACGCCTAGCGCGTAAACTTTAAGCTGGTCGCAATCGGCGTACACTATGTTGCGCCCGAATTTTAGATCGACAACCCATGCTTCGCCTTCGCGAATCGACACAAAGTCCGCAGTGCCAAATCCGTCAGGCACCCACATCGAAAAGTCTAATCGCTGCTCTATGTAGCTTCGGTCCTGCGGCAACGCACGGCAGAAATCGACGTAGCCCTGTACGCCGTCTGCCATCTCTTTGCTGACTGCGTAGCCGTTAAACGTTTCACCTAAAAAGTCGTGGGGCTGCGAACTAGTCAACAAGCAGCGTTCAGCCAGTTCGTGAGCGGCTGTTCCTTCAGCGGCTGCGGGACTAGAACTGTCAGGTATCCCTCTGCTGGCTTGAACGCTTGCAGGGCAGGCTATCCAGCGGTGCGCGGAGCTTGCGCTTAACTCAGCATGAGCAGGGCCGTCCAGTTCTAAATCAAATTGCTGCATTAACCCTCCGTAAATCTCAACAAAATGTTGAAAGTGATAATTTAGGTTGCAAAGCGTATTTCCCCTCGTTTATCTTGTCAACATGAAATCGCAACTAAAAGGAGATTTTGCGAAATGCGTTATCAAAGTGATCCGAATCGAAGAAAAGCTATCGAGCAACTTGACTTTGCTTGTCATCTTTTAGCCAACGATTCTTTTAATAGACTCGCTGGACGGCTTGACGTTACGAAGCAAGCCATTAGTAAGTGGCGGACAAGTGGCGTGTTGCCAGCGTCGAGAGCTTGTCAAATCGAACTTCTCACCAAGGGTGAAGTGACATGGCAGTCTTTGTGCCCCGATCTGGTCGCCTCAACCGAACAGTTAGCTGCTGAGTGGAAGAAAGGGCTATGACAAAATATCTATATAAAACCCTGGGTTATACGGTCAAAGTTTTTGAAATCGTGTTTTTCTTTCTTGCTGCTCTTTTTGAAATGGCCGGAGAGAGATGCCGCGAATGCGCGGATTGGTGCGATCAAGTGACCGGCAAGATTTAGTTTAAAGGGGGAGTTATGTTGGAAGAAATCGGAACACGGTTGATAGACCGTGGCTATAAAGTCATCCCTATTAAAAAAGGTAAAAAGTTTCCATGCATAGATGAGTGGCAGAAAGCTAACGCCACGCATGACGATTTAGCGCGATGGTCAAAAGAATTTCCTGAGAGCGGAATCGGCGTGCTGTGCAAAAACACAATTGCAGTCGATGTCGATTGCAGAAACGTAAGTTTAGTTAAGCTGTGTGCTAAATGGCTGGAAGAGAATGTCGGAATCGCCGCTGCGCGGATCGGCAACCAGCCAAAGATGCTTTTCGCCTATCGCGGAAGCCCGCGCAAAAAGATCAAGTCCGTTGAGTTTGAGTGTCAGGAAGGCAACAAGCACGCCGTAGAAGTCTTAGGTGACGGGCAGCAGTTTGTCGCGTTCGGAGTGCATCCAGATACGCAGAAGCCCTACCGCTGGTTGAAGTCCTACGCCTCGTTGGACTCGGTAAATCACGACGAACTGCCTGAGTTAACAGAAGAAACGGCGCGGAGGTTCGTAGAGTTCTTTGAGCGCAAGGCACGCGAGGCTGGTTGGCAGGAAAGCCGGAAAGGTATGGACAGCAACCTCAGTGAGTACGACGAACTGCTTGCGCTGCGTCCGAAGTTTGAAGCGGAAGCCGAAGATGTCAGCGAGATGCTTGGCAAGGTTGATCCAGACATCGATCACGATCACTGGTTCCGAGTTGGGATGGCTCTACACCACCACTTCGATGGTGATGACGAAGGGCTACAGCTTTGGGCAGAGTGGTCTGCTGACGGTGAGAAGTTCAAAGACGGGGAGTGCGAAAAGCGTTGGGAGAGCTTCGACAGCAACGGGAAGGTGCCGGTGACGCTGGCCTATGTAGCATCCCTCGCGAAGAAAGAAGAGGCTGAAGAGGTCATGCGGGAAAAGGTCGATGAGGTTTTACCGCACATGCTGGAGAACTGGTCATTGGTGCTGGTTGAAGGCCATGCACGGGTGGTGCGCGACGATATATTTCAAGACCGGACAGTCCTGTACGGCCTAGAAGATGTGAGAAAAGAGTTTCAGAACCAACGGGTTATGAGCTATGAGGGCAAAACGCCAAGGCTAGTCAATCTGGTCGATATGTGGCTTGAGCATGAAGAGCGCAAGACATACCCCGCCGGTCTGGCGTTCAGCCCAGACGGCGAATCAATCAATCAATATAATTTGTGGCGCGGGTGGTCAGTTGAGCCAGTGGAGGGCGATGTACGCCCGTGGATTGACTTCATAACGTACGTTATTGCGGACGGGAATGTCGCAAACGCAAACTGGATAATAGCATGGGCCGCGCAGATGGTTCAGCAGCCGCAAGTCAAAATCGGCATAGGTCTAGTGCTAAGAGGGCTGAAGGGTACAGGCAAGACAAAATTTGCCGAGTTGCTAGGTTGGCTTGTGAAGAGCCACTTCACCAGCGCCAGTAAGGCAGAGCACATCACCGGCAACTTTAACAAGCACCTACAAGAGACGTTGCTGCTGGTAGGCGAAGAGGCTTATTGGGCAGGTGCTAAGGCTGCGGAGTCGGCATTGAAAGACCTACTGACCGCCAGCCAAATTTTTGTAGAGAAGAAAGGCGTGGACGGTTATATGGCACCAAACTACACACGCATTGTGTTTACAAGTAACGATGACTTCGTTGTGCCAGCTACGCTGGATGAGAGGCGGTTTGCAGTTTTTGATATCAGCGACTGCCGCAAAGAAGACAGCAAGTATTTCGAGTCGCTCGACTCATGGTTTCACAACGGTGGCGGCTCCGCACTTCTCTATTACCTCAAGCACTTTGACCTATCGTCAGTTAACGTGCGAAAAGCACCCCAGACTGCCGCCCTGGACGAACAGAAGTTGGAAAACTTGGGCGGTGTAGATGCGTTTTTGTTAGCCAGTTTACAAAACGCAGAATTCAGAGAGCATAAAATTGCAGGAGAATCGCTTCAGTTCGGTGATGAGGTAAGCAAGACACAGCTTTACGCTATCTATACTTCAAGCGTGAAGGGACGCTACGAGGCCATAACCCGTGAGAACAGTTTCTGGAAGGCGCTGCGCAAGACCGGCATCTACACCGAAGAGGTGCATAAAAGAGCGGGAGGCGCACGGTTTAGAGCAGTTAAGTTAGCGGGGCTAAAACAGGCGCGTAAAAGCTTTCAAGAGTATTTAGGCATTAGCGTTGAGTGGACGGAAGACGATAGGTTAGATCCGTTAGACCCATCTAACTGGAGCGACGAAGACGTACCCTTCTAGTACGTCTATACTGCCGCAATGAAATTAAAAATTTGCGTTGCCTGTGGGGAGGACAAGCAAACCGATCTGTTCTATCAAAGGCTAGACGGTTCCGTTGAAAACACTTGTCGGAAATGCCGCACTGTAGCGGAGTTCCGTATCCAAAATAACAGCCCTAGAGATTACCTGCGCAACACCGTTGCCAAGGCAAAGTACGGAGCCAAAAAGCGTGGGCTAGAGTGGGATATCGACATAGATCAAGTTATGCAGATCTGGCAAGAGCAGGACGGGCGTTGCGCCCTGTCCGGTGTGCGGATGCAAGCAGCAAAAGACGGCAAGGGTCGAAAGGGCAAAGATATGAACGTGTCTCTTGACCGAATTGATCAAGAAAAGGGCTACGTTTTCTCCCCGCGAAACGTACAGCTTGTATGTTTGCGCGTAAATCTGATAAAACATGACATGGACGAACACGATCTATTTTGGTGGTGTCATAACATCGTGGACAAAAATGTAATGTGATGCGATGCATGAGTCATTCCGCAATTAAATGTTTCCCGCAGGTTGATAAGTTAACTTTTTGTTGTTAGATTCTTTCTTGAGCGATAACGCTGTTATGGTTTTCTTCAAGGAGGATGATGTGCCATATTTATCTAAGGCTGCGCAGATAGTCAATTTGACGGAGATAGCGCAGGAAAGACTGAAAGAAGTAAATGAACTGCAAAAGGAGAATGACAAACTAATAAAGGATCGAAACGACAGGCAGGAAATTACTGCCGCCGCTTTCGACAGAGAAAACACTTACCGTTCGCAGCGCGAAGAATTAAATAGTCTTCGTCAGCTAAAGTTTAAAGCTGAAGACATTTGGGACTTATCCGCGCAGCTAACAATCGAAGATGTAAGCGACCTGCTGAATATTTTCCGTGATCGGATAGTCGTTCAAGACTACGACTCACCTTTCACCCACGAAACTGATTTCAACGAATCGTTCTGCCATAGAGATAAGAGTGCGGCGGTAATTGCTCAAACTGTGAGCGCAGCCTATCGCAGTAATGATCTTAAAAAGGGCAGCACTTTTGCGGAGTGGCTACAGTACGCCCCGCAGAACGTTAAGCACGATTACGACGAAGAAAACGTTTACACAGACGGCGTGAAAATAAAATTCCATTTGGACAACACAGATTAGGGGGCGCACTTCCTCAACAGGCGAGTAGCAGCGTCAGTTTGTGCGCAAAAAAAAGCTTTTCATAGGCTGGTTTCCTGCGACGAGAAACAGAGTAGATGTACGATGGTGGCCCCCGAAACATCATATACGCCATCAATCTGCTCAACTGCTACATTTTATTTCAACAAGAAGTGGTGTATACAACAATGAGTGATATATTTTACCAAGCGACGAGGGTCGTTATTGATGGTCGT